GATCGGCATCTCTGAGATTCGCACCACTGAGATTCGCACCACTGAGATCCGCACCGCTGAGGTCCGCACTCCCGAGATTCGCACACCTGAGATACGCACTCCTGAGGATCGCACCTTCGAGATTTGCGCTCCCGAGATCTGCATTTCTGAGATCTGCACTCCTGAGGGTGTATGAGTCAACCTCAAGCAGCACCTCGCCTGTAGTCTTGTGTCTGATTTCAATCATCTGCTTAACTTCCTTCTGTTTTTGAGTTGCGTGCTTGCATCAGCCCATCGCAGGTTGCGAGGCTCGTAATCACCATCGTTGTTGATCCTGTCCAGCGAATGCCCTTCTGGCCTTGGACCCAAGTAGCGATCCAGCCACTCGCAAAAGGCCGCTGGGTCGTCTTTCCAGCGATAGTAAATCTTAATGCCTCGACCGCCATAGTTAGGATAGGCCTTATGTTTCTCATTGTAACATCTGGACTTGATATCGCCCCATGTTTTGTACTGGTATGTACCCACCCAGCCGTGTTTTGTGTTCGCCTTGTTGGCTTGCTTTGTGCTCTCCTTTCTATAACACCCGCATGACACAGTAGTGCCACGAGCCAAGTTATTTGCCAGTACGGCCCGCTCCGTGCCACAGTCACAGAGACAAAGCCATGCTACATACCCACCCCTGTTATCTGTTCTGCGGATAACGGTTAGCCGCCCATACTTCTTTCCTGTGTGGTCAATTATCCTATTCATTATCTCAACGCCTCCCTTTTAGCACGGATCTCATCAACAATCGGACTATTGGGCAGTTCGCCCAGCAATGTTGCCCTGTCAATCGAGTCGAGCAACCTGCAAGTCAGTTCAATCACATCGGCTGCATCATCGCAATCATAGCAGATGTTGTGATCAATGTCATCTCTGTTCGCAATCCAGCGAAGTTCGCGGATGATGCGTGCATGTTTCTCGTTCATCAGTGTTTCCCCCAGTTGCGGATTCCCGCAGGGTCGGTGATTTCAGTCGAATTGTCGTGGTCCTTTGCCTTCTCGTCGGCGATGAGTTGGTTCAGGTACCAACGAGCCTTGCTGAGGTCATCGAGCCGAGATTCACCCTCCTTGTTTCCACATCGGAGCAGATACTTGACCACATTGCCGGTCGTGAAGTCGAGGTGCTTTGTGATGTCGTACACTTGAATGCCACATCCTAGTTGGTAGTGGCTGGGATTGGTTTTGTCGCTCATTATAGTCCTGCTGCGTAAATGATGAAAACTGTCAGAATGAAAACCGCAGTCAATGCGGCGATGTAAACGATATCAAGAAATTTGTGAATTAGGTTACGCATCTTTAAGTGCCTCCTTAATTTGTCTCTCACGAGTGTTGGTACGCTTCTGGCGGCGATCCCCGAATTTAACAGATCGGAGTTTCGGTGACCAGTGGCGATTCTTGTTTGTGTTCGATTTGTGTGCTGAGGATTTCATTCTGGCAACTCCAATTCAACTTGTTCGCATGGTGATACGGAAATACTAAAGACATTCACTTTTCGGTTGACCGTAATAAAGTCGGCCAGTGCGTTGCTAAGTTCCTCGGTCATCGGTAGCAACTGGACACCTCCGGCGAGGAGGAGTGCGGCTTCCGACAACTCCTCCCACCTGCATGTGACGACTGGCGACTTCGATTCATCCAGTGCGATCCCAAGCCCCTCGTCGATGCACCCCAGCCACGACTCGTGCTCTTGCTCGTAGTTAAGAGTGTAGACGACAAGTGGCGTGCGAATGCCATTCTTGGTGACTGGGGTGATGACTGTCTTGTAACGGTGAAACACGATTTCTCTCCTTGAGGTAGTTAATTCGATATGGGTATATTTACATATATCGGGCATGGCGTCAAGCACTATCCAGCCCCTTTTCTTTTTTTTCTTGGATGAATCTTCCTAGGGCAATCACATCGGAGCCAGTGCCCCTTCATCAGCCCCCTTGGCTTCTTCCACACAACCGTCCTGCATGTCTCGCATCTGACCGATAGAGGCATGTCGTAACTCGTGTGCTCGCCAAGCACAGTTATCTTGCGATCATACGCAGCATCGACCCTCCTCTGCAACTCATCCGTGGTCAAACTCCTTGCGGCTGGGAGACCAGATGACAACCGTACTTTTTTAGCGTACTGGGGCTGAATCGGTGGTAAAGGGGTCCCACAAATGCGTTCCAGGTCCTCATCTGAGTACCCATCTGGGTCAAAAAAGCCGTATTCTCTGTCGCACATAAAGAAATTCCTAAAATAGTTTTAGACCGTAAAACACTGTAAATAACGCTGTTTCTGACGCTAAATTACCTATCTTAACGTCAGATTTTCATATTCTACTTGACTTCTGGGGGAAATTGTATTAGACTCCTGCCCTTACGGGCTCCCCGCCTCTAGCGGTGTATGAGTCCGAGAGGGGGTCGCAGGGCAAGTCTAATACACAACCCCCCAGTAAGTAGATCAAGTATTAGACCAGCCCGCCCTACGCACCCCTACTTAGGGGGGCAACCATCTTCGATCCACTTCTCTAGGATCTCCAAGCCATTTGGCTCAAGACCGTAGCGAAAGCCCTTCCAGACAACTATCCCTCGCGAGGACAGGTTGTTTGTGATGTACGACTTAAACGCACCCTCCTTGCTGTCGGGTCCCCATATCTCTTCAGCCTGGACTTTGGATACCTTGTCGTTCCCTTTGAAGTATTCGAGGAACTTCTTGGCTCTTTCGATTCGCGTCTGCCTGAGTGCCTCCTGCTTAGTCTCAAATGCGTCCCCCTGTGCGGCTCCCTTACGCTCTGGATCGATTGCATCTACCCTACGCCACTTTCCTTCACTAAGTGCGGCAGAGAATGGCTCAGGTGCCTTAGACGAGCGTGTAACGGCTTCCACACAGACGAGGCCATCGATATCGTGGGGAACGAGTACGAGTTGGCTGTCCGCAGCACGAGAGATGCTGCCCGCACCGGCACCAATATCGGTCACAGACTTTTCGGACTGGTTCCCTTTGCTGGTGTGGTGGACGACGATGATCGAGGTATCGTAGACTCGGCCAATGCGGTCGAGTGCATTGTATACCTTCATCATCTGGGCATTGTCGTTCTCGCTGGTGCCTTCGGGAAGGAATCGGTAGAGAGCATCGAGGACGATCACATCGTACTGGGATGCGTTGATCGTCTCCATCATAACCTCCAAGCCCCCGATATCGAGTCCTGATCCACGCAGGCTGGTGACCCTTAGGTTCTTGCCTGCCTTCAGATCCAGAGCATCCTCGACCTTCCTGAGCCGCCAGACGAGTTCGTTCTGGTGCAGTTCGTTGTCAACGATCAGGCAGTTCAGGTCCTTCGGGCTTGTGAATCCGAGGAAATCTCCACCATTTGCTAGAGTCAGTGCAAGATTGTAGACGAACCACGACTTGCCTGTCTTTGGTGCAGCGATGACATTCAAGACCTCGCCCTGCCGGAGCAGTCCAGAGATGACGTACTTCCTACGCTCTGGAGTCTGTTCTGCCATCTCATCGAGAGTCAGTTGTGGATAGGAATCGCTGATCTCTTCTGATTCGGACTTGTTGCCAAGATCGAACTTGATTCCATCCAGATCCAGCGAATAACCATCCTCGCCAAAACCGAATGACCGGAGCAGTGCAGGGAGTTCCTCGCGGGTGTGGTTGCCGAGAACCCGAAAAGCCTCGGAAAGTGTTGCACTTTCGGCACCGAAGTGGGGATCGTTGGTACTGAAACTCTTGAGCAGGATGTTGCCATTGGTGCTAATGCTGCGTCCAAGTGTTCCAGAAATCTTGTGCGACGATTCTCTCTTGCCAGGACGGACGTACTCGTATGTTCCATCGCCCTTGAAGATCATCTCGTAACCGGCACGAACCATCGCCGCCTTGACGTACTGGACAGCCTCCTCGGACTTGTTGAAGTCGTCGAGCGGCGAGTAGCCGCCTGTTGGGCGTGGAGTTGGTAGTGGCGATGGGTCTGGTGCCCTTGGTGCCAGCAGAGGTGCAATCGGTGGCAATGGTGCCTCATTGACCGGCACATCCTCGGCAGATGTCTCGATGCAGTACTCACCACCATCGACATGCGTGCTCCCAGCCCCAATGACCTGACAGCCCTCACTCAGGAAGTCGAGACCAGCATATTGCTGGGTTGACTTTGGCAACTTCAGATCAGATGCCTTTGAAAAGTACAGGTGCCGACCTCCACTGGGCGATTCCACAACAAAGGCGGCGACATCGAGCAGATCGACACCACAGTCCTTCGAGAGACGCTCCAGTGCAGCATAGCCGTTTTTGGCTGGATCATGGACATCAATATCGATCACGAGAGTGTCAGCATCGAGAACGATGCCGTATTTGTCGTCATTCGGTCCAAATTTGACATCCTTGGCTCTCACCTGAGTCTCGGTCCATCTTGGCATGGTCGGACCTTTTCTGCCCTTCTGGATGGGGACAACTCGGGGGTTCCAGTCGAGGATTACCTTTGGGATGGAGGGCATTTCGTACTCCGTTGTAAAAGTATGGTAAGATGGTTGGATGCCAAGAGGACCAAAACCACGAGCGATTGAAGTTGCTGAGGCTTCCGGTTCGTTCAAGAAAGACCCTGCACGCCGCCCCACAAATGTAATTAAAGCGGCAGAAGGCTCTCCAGAACCACCGAAGTTGATCAGTGGCTGCAAGTACGCACTTGCATGTTGGCACCAGACATGCGACATCCTAGCAGAATCTAATATCCTGTCAAGGAGTGATGAGAATCTGCTGGTGAGGTACGTCCTGACCTACGTCGAGTGGGTCAAGGTCGCAGAGCATGTGCAGAAATATGGGCACAGTGACGAGAACGGAAAGACATCACCACAGTCTGTTGCGTTCTTCAAACTGTCGTCTGAGCACAACAAACTGATTGCCGAACTTGGGCTTAGTCCATCGTCTCGTGCGAGACTGTCTGTCGCCACGAGCGATCCGCATGATGCAAAAGAAAATTCCGACCTGAAAGCATACTTAAAGGCGATCACCAATGACTCATAAGTACCAGCAATACATCGATGATGTAATGTCTGGTGACTTGGTTGTCAACAAGTGGATTCGCCTACAGGTCGAGCGTCATCTTCGCGACCTGGGCAGGCAGGATACGGATGACTTCCCCTACCGGTTCGAGGAGGGCAAGGGAGTTGCTGCTTGTCACTTCTTTCCAGCCATCTTGAAGCACTCTATCGGTGAACATGCTGGGCAGCCATTCCTGCTTGAATCTTGGCAGGAGTTCTTTTTGACCATGCTGTTCGGTTGGCAGCGATGCGATGGGCGTGGAAGAAGGTTCAGGCAGGCATTCTTTACAGTTGCTAGAAAGAACGGAAAGAGCACCCTTGCATCCGGTATCGCCCTGATGTTTGCTGCTGTCGATATCAACCCAGTCAGCAAAGAACCAGAGGCACGGGCACAGGTAATCCTTGCAGCAACAAAACGCGAGCAGGCTGAGAAGGTTATCTTTGCAGAGTGCCTGAGGATGAGGCACCAATCACCCGCACTCAAAGATATGAGTTCGGTCGCAAACAAGGTACTCACGTTTAGCCACAATGGTGGCAACATACAGGCGGTGGGATCTGACCGACCATACGATGGATTGAACCCAGTCCTCGTATCGCTAGACGAGACTCATGCTTTCGGAAATCCGCATCGCAAGTTCTATAACACGATGGTCACTGGATCGGGATCACGAGTCCAGCCATTGTTGCTGACTACGACCACAGCAGGGGATGACCAGTCTCACATCTGGTTGGATCAGATCAACTTCTGTAAGCAGGTACTACAGCAGACAGTAAACGAAGAGACATTGCTTCCGATCATCTACGAGATCGACGAAGAGGATGATCCTCTCGACGAGGATTGCTGGATCAAGGCAAACCCTAATCTCGGAGTGTCGATCTCCTATGACTTCCTCCGAGCACAAGCCAAGCCGTGCAAGTCATCGGTGACAGCACTCAACAGATTCAAGCGATACCATGCCAACGCACTTGTCTCGTCGACAGAGCGTATCTTCAGCCTAGAGGACTTCGACAAGTGCAGAGGCACGCTGTCTAACTGGAACGAGGAAGGCGATGCCGCGTGTGCTGGAATTGATCTTGGAGGCAGGGACGATCTTGCGGCGTTCGCGATTGTATGTCGATTCATGACCGGAAAATTCAATTCAGACGATTCTCCGATATACAGGTATGAAGCCAAAACTTGGTCATACATATCGAGATCAACGACACGCGATCTGACCGCACAGCCGTTCGCACAATGGATCGACGATGGGCTGATCAAGGTGACCGACTCGCCAATCAGCGACCTCCAAGCCGACTTCGTTGACCAATACTGGGACAACTATTGTTTCGACGCTGCGATCGATCCATACCAAGCACAGCAGTTCGGAGAGCAGGTCACTCAGCAGGGAGTGACCATCGCAACGATGGCACAAACACAGGCACACTTTAACGAACCGATTGCAGACTTTAGGCAGGCATGTGCTGAAGGGAGATTCAAACACGATGGATCACCGCTTCTTCGCTGGTGCTTGTCGAATGCTGTTGCAGTAAAGGATCGTAGCGATAGGTGGATGCTCGATAAGTCGTCGAGCAGTTCTAAGATTGACCCACTCGTTGCAATGCTCATGGCGTATAGGAGGTGCATGGTCGCCCCTACCCGTGGCGGCGGCGATCTGTTTCTTACATAAGGCAAAACAATGAAAGGTTTTGGAAAGTCAGTTAGGGCATTGACGAGTTCAGTGTCGAACCCAGCATCTTGGTTGGCAGAATACTTTGGAGGATCGAAGAGTAAGACAGGAGTGAAGGTGGGAGCCGACACCGTACTTGGACTTGCTGCGGTCATCTATGCAGTAAACAAGATCAGCGGGCATGTCGCCCAGTTGCCGATCAAGGTTTATGACGACAATAGCAAGGACAAGGAGGATGCAACACGATCTCCTGCGTGGAGACTGCTGAATGTCGCACCCAATGACATCATGACTCCGTTTACCTTCAGAGAGGTCGTGCAGACCCATGCACTTGTCCAAGGCAATGGCAGGGCCTACATCGAGCGAAACTCGATTGGGGCACCATCTGCACTGATCCCTCTGAGTCCGGGCAGTTGCCAGACGATTCTTGTTGACAACGAGAAGTGGCACATCGTCACCAAGACCGAGGGCACCCAAGAGATGCTACCGGATAGACTTGCCGCAGGCGAGTTCTACAAGGTTCGCGATCGCGACATGCTCCACATCATGAACACATCGTGGAATGGTGTGTGGGGGATGCACTTGATCGAGATGGCGAGAGACGTGTTTGGCCTCACTCAGTCGGCACAAGATGCGACTGCGATCACGATGGCAAACAGCGGTCGCCCTGGCATCTTGCTAGAGACACCAGCAGGGATGTTTAGAAGTGCAAAAGATGCACAAGCATTCCTAGACCAGTTCAACCAGAAGCACGAGGGCGTTGCGAACACTGGCCGTGCAGGACTTCTTCGCGAAGGAATGAAGGCAACGACAGTTCCGGTTTCTGCCGCTGACGCACAGTTCCTTCAGCAGAGAAAGTTCCAGCGTGAAGAGATTGCAATGCTATTCGGCTTGGAGAGCATCATTGGCGACAACACTGGGCAGACATACAAGTCGATCTCTGAGCGAAACACTGCCTATATCAACAACTGTTTGCAGCGATGGTTCTCGAAGTGGGAAACGGAGATCGACCGAAAGTTGATCAACCCATTCAAACCGCTGAGATCAGAGTTTGACTCGACACCGCTTGCCAAGGGTGACCCAAACAACTTGGCAGACTACTCGGTCAAGATGCAGCAGACTGGTGCAGTCACGATCAACGAGATCCGAGCCATGCACGGTCTACCTCCGCATGAGGGTGGCGACATGCTGCCACATGAGCAGGCACTTGAGATTGCCACCGCCTCTGAGCCAAAGGATGGCGAGGAGGAGGTCGAGGAAGAGGACACCGAAGAGGTCACCGAAGAGGTGACAGAAGAAACCACTGAACCTAAAGAGGAAGATAACGATGAAACTAGAAAGTAACCCTAACAGTGGCACGATCACCGCTCGTGGAATGATTGGCGATTTCGATAACGGAATCTCTGCAGACGACTTCCGAGCAGTCTTGGACGACCATGCAGGAAAGGACGTAACCATCCACCTCAACTCCGAGGGCGGATCGGTGACTGATGGACTGAGCATCTTCAACGCAATCGCACAGCATGAAGGCGAAGTGACTGTTCATGTTGACGTGCTTGCCGCGTCGGTTGCAACCGTCATCTGCTGTGCTGCCGACAAGGTGGTGATGAACAGCAATGCCAAGTACATGGTGCATCGGTGTTGGACCGCCGCGATGGGCAACTGTCGGGACTTCCGCCAGATGGCAGACACAATGGAAATGCTTGATGGCGATATCGCCGCTGTTTATTCCGACCGAACTGGAATGAAGCCGGAAGCCTTGTTGACCATGATGGACGCAGAGACTTGGCTGACCGCCGAGGATGCAGTGGCTTTGGGGTTCGTCGATGAGGTCCACGAGGTTCGCAAGGAAAAGCCACAAGCCTCCCAGCCACAAGAGATCAAGGCAGTTGCCCCAGTCTCCATGTCCGCATCACTCAGGGCTGGGATGTCCAGACGACTGAGAATGCGGAAACACTAATTAACTATGGTAAGATACGTCCTGTTAAGCAGAACTTACCATTCCTGTCAACCAGTCTCAAAAAAACATATAAGAATGAGCAAAATCAGCAAACTACAGGCACGAATGGACGAAATTCTCGACGAGTTCGAGGTAATCGAAGCAGAGAATAAGTCCGAAGATGCCCCCGATCGAAGCGAGTATGTAGCACTGTTGACCGAAGAGTTCGACTCAGCCAAGGCTGAAGTTGACAAATTCAACGAGCATCAGGCACAAATCGCCGCCCGTCTTGACCTACGTCGATCCGCCGAAAGTGAAGCGGTCGAGCCTATTCAACCCGAAACTCCTTCACAGGAACCCCTGAACGTGATTCCCGCTAAAGTAAACAACATGCGAGTCAAGAACTTCGCATCGGCAGAAGATGCCTATGTCGCCGGTCAATACCTCGCTCACCTTGGTGGCGATCGTCGTGCAGGCGAGATCCTCGCAGCACAGAGCGTTGGAACTGACAACAAGGGCGGATTCACCGTTCCTGATCCTCTCTCCAACGCCCTGATCAACTTGCTGGAAGATTACGGCGTTGCTCGTCAATACTGCCGTCGAGTTGTGATGTCGGCTCTGACTTGGAGCGTCCCAAAGGTCGCTGCTCACGCCGCTGTATCGTATCCCGACGAAGCCGCAGCGATTGGCGAAACGGACGTTACCTTCAGTCAAGTTCTGTTGACCGCGAAGAAGATTGCCGCATTGGTCAAGATGTCAACGGAAGTGACCGAGGATTCAATCGTCTCGATCATGGACACCGTTGTTCAGTCTTTGGCTTACAGCATCGCAATCGCTGAAGATCAAAACTTGTTCAATGGCGTTGCTGGCGGTATCAACACGGCTGGCATCAAGGGTGACGCAAGTGTTGCAGACACCAATGTTGCAAACGTTGCTGCCTTGGCACTGGACGATCTGACCGCTTGTAGCGTAAGCATCGGCAACCCAATCGTTGGTGCCCGCAATGCTTGGTACATCAACCCAACCTTGTATCACGGTCCTGTCCGCGACTTGCTGAATGCAGCCGGTGGCAACACGATTGGCGATCTCGAGGGTGGTCAGCGACCAACTCTGCTGGGATACCCAGTTGTATTCACCAACGCACTCCCAGGTGCTTCGGCATCGGCTTCTGGCGACTTGCTCGCAGTGTTCGGCGACCTGAGCCTCGGTTGCTACTTCGGTGACCGCCGAAGCGTCACGTTCAAGATGTTGAACGAACTGTACGCCGAGAACGATCAGGTTGGTGTTCAGGTCACTGAGCGTATCGCTCTTGAAGTCGTGAACCCAGAAGTCCTCGGCAAGATCACCTTGACATAATGGCAAGGTATCGGTTTAAGTGCGACCGCTGTGGCCGAAAGAAAGGCACAGTGGTCGCCGATGGTGAACTGCGTGAAGGTATCGTTCGGACGTTGATCCAACTTGGAGTTTTGGAAAAGTTAGATGACAACAAATTGGACGATAAGAAGAACGTCAAGCCCGCAAAGTCTGGCAGTAAGTCTGGACGAGGCAAAGGCTCACCTAAGAGTGGCGGGAAGCGATCAGGACGGTCTGATTC